AAATTATTAACTCCATTGTCTAAATCTCACAAAGTAGACGACGATAATTTAATTAATTTATTACAATACTATGAACTTTTAAACGAAATTAAAAATATTCATGGGAAAGTATAAATACAAATTAAAAGAAACAAACACTATATCTAGTACTTCTGGTTTTACATCCGGAACTACAGGTGAAAATACTGCAGCTCCTAGAGCTTTTAAAAAATCTACAAAAGGAAATTACGGAGCATACACTCAAGTAGGATATAAACCCGTTAAAGAAGGTCCTGGAGCTAATATGGGTCCTGGTCCTAAAGCTGGTTCTGAAGGAGTAACAGACAATACCTATGTAAAAACATTTAAATATAAGTTAGTAAATCAACCTGCTTTAAACAAAGCGGCTAAAGGTATTGAAGTTAAACAATTGTGGGAAACTATAGAAGTAGAAGATTATTTAAATGCTTTGAACGTATCTGATCCTGAAAGAAGAAAATTTTTAGCTCAACGTTTAGAAGGATTTAATATTTTAGAAAAAAAGCTAAATCAATTAATCCCATTACTACAACAAGCAAGAAATAAAACTTTAGATTATTATAAAAATAATCCCAAATCATATGCTGTTGTTTATTCAACAGATTCAACAAACGAGTTATTAGACGATATAATTAACTCATTTACCCCCGACGACAACACAAAACAACAATAACATGGCAAATATACCCGTAAATTTTGGAGGAGTAATATTAACAGCAGGACAATCAGCTACTGGTTCGTTTGCTGGTATTCAAAGTTTAGGAACTGGTTCAATTAATTCTCCTACCGGTTCTTTAATTACAGCATACAAATACGGAGCAGGGATAGATAATGTAGGACAGGTCATAGAAGGAACAGGTGGTTCATTTACTCTTCCTGCTGGGGTTACAATACCT